GGTGCATGCACCCTGACTGGTGGGAGTGGCTATTGAGGCCATTCCGACACCGGCGCAGGGAGTACTTGCGCCAATGATGGGGCTATAGTAGACAGTGGGGTGTTAGTAAGAGGAGCACTCTTAGCCACCGAGATCTGACCACTGTTTGTACTGGCGCCAAGGTCAAACCGAGAACTGTGACACGTGTGTGTGGTGTCAGTCCCGACAGTTCTTTGGGAATAAATAATGGGGACATACACACTCTCCGCACCGCTTTGCTTGAACGGATGTATTTCTGTAAAGTTGACGGTGTGTTCGTGGAGCCACCTAGTGTGCCCTACGAAGAGGTGAGACGAGTGTTGGGAAATTTCGGGAGCAAGCTTGCGGAACGGTTCTCTGCCACCCCTTCCTCAGCAGAAGAAGTTGTTGAGATGTACACGGGTCGTAAGAGGACTATCTACCAGCAGGCTCTGGAAAGATTACAAACATTTGGCGTCACCCGCGATGATGCTTTGATTTCTGCATTTGTAAAGTGTGAAAAAGTAAACGTTGATAAAGCTCCCCGGTGTATTCAGCCGCGTAAACCAGTGTATAACCTGGCTGTGGGCCGTTACATTAAACACATTGAGCATCGGTTGTATGACCGTATTGCCCAAGTGTTTGGTGATGGTCCCACGGTGATGAAAGGTTACACGGTGGCCGGCGTTGCACGGGTGATGAGGGGGAAGTGGAATAGTTATAGACGGCCGGTGGCCGTGGGTCTCGATGCTACCAAGTTTGACATGCACGTTTGTGAAGGTATGCTACGTTGGGAACATTCCATTTATGAGGCTATCTATAACCACAGTCCTGAATTGAAGGAACTTTTGAGATGGCAACGAGAGAATAGAGGTGTGGGTTATGCCGAGGATGGCAAGTTGCGTTATAAGGTTAAAGGTAAGCGGGCGAGTGGAGACATGAACACTGCCCTGGGAAACTGCATTATAATGTGTGCAATGATTTGGACATACGCTAAGGAGCGCCAAGTTAATGTTAAGTTGGTTAACAATGGCGATGATTGCGTTGTGTTCATGGAGGACACGGATCTGCAGAGATTTTCCCACGGGTTGAGTGAGTGGTTCTTGAGTCTTGGATTCCGCATGGTGGTGGAACCACCCGCTTACGACTTTGAACGTATAGAATTTTGCCAAATGCACCCCATATTTACTGGAGATGAATGGATTATGGTACGCAACATAAAGGTCGCCATGGAGAAAGACTCCATGTGCATTGCTGACCTTGATGGTGAGGGTCTGTTAAAATGGATG